TTGATGCCGGCCAGGTTATCGGAGGTGTCTCCTATAATGGCACGAGCCATCGCCATGTTAACAGGATGGATTCCATACTGTTCCACAATTCTATTCTTGTTGAGCATCTCCTTGGCCGTCGGGCGCCACAGAACGGTCTCGTCATCGCACAACTGCATGAAGTCCTTGTCGTTTGAAACGATAATCTTCTGCCATCCGTCAAAGTGAGACATCTGGGTGACGTAAGCAATGATGTCGTCTGCCTCTACCTCTTCAATCATCGCTTGAATGATCGGCATGTTGTTTAGATACTGAATGATCCTACTCTGCTGCCACATTTTATTACGCAACTCTTCATCTTCTGTGAGGTTGTGGAAGGCGCGGTTCAGCCGAATAGGCTTGCGACCTGCTTTGTAATTCTTGTCCATGGTCTTGCGCTTGCGTGAGCCGTTGGGACCATCCCACACCACTACCACTTGGTCGGGACGCGTGTCACGCACAAGCTTCTGTAAAATTTTAATGAACCCCTTAAGTCCTCCAATCGGTTGTCCATTGGAGGAGATACTGGGGTCTACAATATACGCTCGCAGGTATGCGTTGAGCGCGTCAATAATTAATACTCTTTTCATTTGTTTAATACCTCAATTTGATCTCTATAAATGTTTATTATATGGACAGACTCAGTTTTAAAACACCACATCTTGTCCATGGAGGATGGGTCGGAGGACTCTGCAGTTTCAATAATAAAACCGAGCCATCTTTCTGGGAGGTCTCCCACGATTCCAACTGCACTGCCCGGATAGCGAACAGCCACCAAGTCTCCTACTTGCAACTTCAGTTCCTCCAAAAGCAACCCCCCCGAACACTATTATTATAGCGTGTCGGGGGGGTGATTGTCAAGTACTTTCTGTCTACTTTCGCTTCTTTGGCTTCCAATGTCCCTTGATGTGACGGCCGTGCTTATCTACATGCGCAGGCGACCACACCCACACGGTGCCACGATGTCTGTGCTGGTGCACTACCTTCGCCCTACGAGGCGGCGGCGGGGCCTGTACATAACTCGGAACACCCTGGTGTAATGTGTGTGCGTGAGCATGTCCACACCCAAGTGACAGCGATAGAAAAATCATTGCTAACATACTTTCTCTCCTTTTTTTAAATTTGATGAGGAACTGTTAAGTCCTCTGGATCTGCGTAAAACGCTTTGGCTTCACCTTCTCGACGGTCAAACTTCCTAACAATTTCCTCATCCATTAGACGCATGACATTGCTACGAAATTCAGTGTCAGATGTAATTAGTTCCGTCCACTTAGATGGCTGAAACTTTTTAGTGTACCCGTCAGGCATCGCCAGGGTATACCAGGCGCCTGCGCTGGTTAGATACTCGGAAGATTTTATGGCGTCGAACCAAGATTCTTCGTCACGAATGCCAACCTCTTCAGTGCCCCATAGAATACGGAACGCACACGATCTTCCCTGTGTTCCGAACCGAGACTTCTCCAACTTCACCTTCACTTCTGATCCAATTCTAAATCCCTTCTCGTCTTCGATAAAAGAACTCTTGGCCTTCCTACCTGTCAGCCAGATGCGCAGCGAATAAGAATAATGCATCGCCTTGCCTCCCGGCGTAATGTATGGCGTAGTCATCGCTACGATACGAGCGTTGGGTCCTTGTGGGATGTTGGTCTTCAACTGATTCAGTACAATTAAAGTTGCGCGCTTATCAGCCACCGGGATGACCAGCTTAGACATTCCCTTTGCGAGAATGCGCGCCTTCATCGCCATCGTTGATTGGGGATTGAAATCTCCCTCAACGTCCGAGACAGCCGGGGTGAAGGCCAAAGAATCCCAGATGAAAACTAACTGTTCATCAGTAGCTCCCAACAGTTCCTCAATTGTCTCCAAGACAAACTCCACAGAGCTAGCTTGAATGTACATTAAGCGCTCTAGATTACACCCTGCTCGCGCTAGAAAATCTGGATCGATGGCTGACTCGGAATCAAAATATACAATCAATTTACCGCTCTTCTGGGCGTTGGCTGCAATCTGCGCAGCCATATAAGATTTACCTGTAGATTCTAGTCCTGCAATCTCCGTAACTTTTCCGACGGGGATGCCTGCCACACGGCCGCGGCAGACTATGGAGTCCAACCAGCGGCTGCCGGTTGGAATCCATTCTTTCACTTGTGTGGGGTTGTCGCCTGTTAAATCATGCGCAACATTCCTGCCGGCTTTCTTATTAACGAGACTCATTAGGTCGCCCATTCCGACACGACCGGGCTTGGTCTTCTTCGCCATTGGCTCTCCTTACTTTACCAGTTGACGCCGGTGGTGATAGCACCGCGCCAGTAATCGTTAATGTCTGGGACATAAACGAAGTGAATAGGCACGCTAAATACGCCTGCCTGTTGTGTCCAGCCAAGGGCTGTTACCAAGTGGAAGAAGTTGTCTTCTTCGGCTGGATCATAAACCGTTGCAGTCGCTCCGACTGCTACTTGAAGTGCGTCATTAACTTCAAACCCTACTAGGCCACTGACCGAGGGAACAATGACGCTCTGTTCTAAGCCGCTAATTACTACATTCTCGATGAAAAGAAGATCCAGCCAATCTCCTCCATCCATTGTCTGCTGAAGTTCAAAACCTATGGCGAACATGTGGGGACTCTCTAATCTATCAGTATCGTCGCCATTGTTGAGGTAGTTGTATCCAAACCGCAATCCTTGACGACCTTCCCAGGCCAACGCATCGTCAGCCAGGTCTGTCACATCGTGAGCCGTTGCTGGATTTGATAATCCCAGACACAACAGCCCCATCAAAATCTTCTTAATCATTCTCTTACTCCTTTAATTGATTATATCGTCGTGGTTTGAAAATATGCTCTCGCATATCGTAAGTTGTGTGCTGACTTTCAATGGATGGAATGTATGAATTTTTCACCATTTTATACGACGTAGCATTCATACACCCAAAACCTGCGGCCGCCAACAAATTGTTTACCTCATTATAGTTTAATCCGGCCCGGATTGCTGAGGCTGCTATCAGACGTTCCACTGGCATCTTTTTTGCCATTTTCTCTTCTCCTTAAAAAAACGTGAGGCACCTGTTCCCCGTGCCTCCCTGCGGGACAAGCCATTAACCAGACATCAATTCATCAAAGGCGCGATCAACATCACTCTTAGGACCGGCGCCGTATCTGGCAGCCTCAGAAGAACGACCTTCAGCAGATTTATCGCTGGACAGTTGTTCATCGAGAATTGCGTTGACCTGCTCGGGGCTGAGTCGCTCAAAGAGAGACTCAAAATCAGGCATACGATCAAGGAGGGCGGGGATCGCATCCTTGTCCTCAAGCAACGGCGAAGTATTACGACGCATCTTTAGGCTTGTTTGAGGGTAAGCACCGGGGTTAGTGGGCTTAGTGTATGTTAGTGTGATATCGGTTCCCTCTTGTAGGTCAGTGACATCACCATACTCGGGATCGAGGATATATCCAAGCAACAATTCGTAGGCAGTCTTTCCGTATCCATATACCTTAATGCCCTCCTCTTCTCGACCCCGTACAACGACAGGCGAAAAGTACCGTTGGCGTACAAAGAGTGACTTTGCAAGCTTCTTACTTTCCTCATCGTTGTTGTCGCTTCCTTCGCGCCATAGCGCAGAAGCGAATTCGCAAATTGGGCAATGCTCACCATAGTTTCGCTTCGGACATAGAATGCCTCCGCGGTGCTCACCCACATTATAGTGGAAGAACATTTCCTTTAGTGGATCACCATCCGGCGTGGGGATAATACGAATGTCCGTATCTCCGTCGTCCGGTCTAAACCAAACGGAGTTTCCATTTCCGTTTGCATCATATTCACCGCGTAGTTGTGCGAGCTTGCGGCGCATTAGCTCCATATCAATTCCCATGTCTTATCTCCTTATGATGGGCAATAGTAAGCGTTCCTTACTATCTTATAATAACACTCTCGACGTAGCATGTCAAGAGTTTTCTTGTACTACGTTAGTATGGGCAACGCAGAACCCAAAGTCTTCATGTTCAGTTTCATAAATCGCATATGAAATTTTGCGGAAGGCATTCCGGGGCTTGTCCTTTAGACGATCTACTATCTTCTTGTGCAAGCCGCCCTCCTTTTCTAATCTCTCACTGTTTATACATAAATAATAACACAAGTCCCGAGGAGTGTCAAGGTCAAACAGCCATTTTTCTTCTAAATTATTCATATTAAGCATGGCGACCGTGCGGATGCGGTTAATCTCAGCAGGATGAGCCATGACTCCCACTTCCGGCTCGGTGTGCTCAAAATAATTAAGATAATGTGCAGTAGAAAAAATAGACGCATTTATCCGATCAAAGTATGTCTTGATAGGAAGCTCCCCCAGGGCTTCCTCTACATGTACATTTGACACCAAGGTAATAGAATTAAAATTACCCGAACGCGCGTACTGTTGTAGCACTCCAAACCCCACATTCTCTATCAACT